TCAAAAAGCAGCTGTCGGCATCTCGACCGTTTCTGGCGTATCTCAGGCTATTACGAGCGGCTCAACCTACAAGCTAGGTTTTGTTATTGATCCTAATAGCTCAGAGGAACGCTTGAAAATTTACATCGACGGTGTTCAGAAGAAAGCTCTGAGCAAAGCGACTTTAGAAGCCGATGTAAACTGGCCGGACGACACGAACTTCGCAGCAATTCTTGGTGCGAAGTCAGTTTCCGGAAGTGCGTCTACTGCAAAAGCCGCATTTATGCACTGCGTGCAAGTAGCTTAATTTAAGACGTAGATTCTGCGTCTGATGTCAACTACAAATATGGCGATACGGCAAATGTGCTGTGTCGCCATATTTTTTTAACTCGGGAAGGTGAAAAAGTGATTCATCCACAAAACGCTGAACAGATTGAGAGAATGACTGGTGTTTGTGAGCATAAGTTGCCACAAGAGGTCAAAGACGAATACATGCAGCAGTTACGCATGTGGCATCGCACCAAAAGCTCAGGTGGAGCATTGCCAGCGGAAATGGTGATTGCAATTTTGCGGTCGCATGGAATTGGCTGTCCGACTGAAGCTGAAAGAGAGAAGCAGCAGGTTGTTTGGAGTTCAGTTCCGAACAACACGAAAGTTCTAGTTTCCCACGCTGGCAATGTGCGTAACGGAGTTTTTTGCGGTGTAGTCGCAGGTGGGTCGCTTAGCGTAAGGTTAGACGACGAGATGAAAGTTCTGGAGTTCAGGGCTGGAGATGTTAGGCTCGATAAGTCAATTCCATCGGAAATCAAGCAAGATACGATGAAAAATGACACAGACGATCCAAAGCCAGTCAAGGCAAAAGAAGAACCAGAGGTTCCGGATCATTGGGACAAGGCTGACTATGTTCTTGTCGATGGAGACAAGATTGGTTTATTGGTTGGCGAAAACCCCAAGAATCCGAGAGAATATACGGTCGAGATTGATGGAGAGTTCGTCAATGTTGACAAAGGTTTAGTTGCTGACGCATCTGTATAGGAGAAAAAACAATGGCACAACATGGCGACATTATTAACCCCGGCGTACACGTTAAAAACGTACATGTTGAGGGATCAGCCGGAGGAACCGCGACAGTTACAATCGCTGCTGATCCGGACGAGTTCTGGGCAATCGCTAGAATCGATTGGTCTTGGTCAGCAACTCAGGGTGGCGACATAACCGTTACCTACGGTGGTGTCACTGTATGGGAGCATCACGCAGCAACTCATGGATATGCTTATGCAGATTTTAAGTTTCCGACATTTCTGCACAACAACTTCACGAAAAATGAAGAGTTAAAGGTAGTGATGAGTTCTGCTGGGGGTTCGGTTATTCCAAGGCTAACTGTTCATTACTGCTAATAAAATGTCATTACGAATCACCTACGACGAAATTGAACGAAAGGTAGCGAGGAGACTTGGCTACCCGCTCGCACGAACAGTCCGTAGCGAGGACGAGCAATTGTCCATCGATGACGCTATCTGTACCGGACTGCGATGGTTTTATTTTCCTACCGGCGAACAATCGCACGAGTGGAGTTTCGTTCGTAGGTTCAACACTATTGATTTAGTAGTTGGGCAGAACTGGTACACGCTGCCTGATGATTTTCAAAGACTTGCATCTGTAGCAACGGTAAGCTACGGCGACCATCCTTTAAGCAATACAACGGAAGAAGGGATAAGACTTCGTATTACTGGAGAAGGTTTAAGCGGAACTCCAGAATATAGTGCTGTGAGAAACAAGCAGGTGACTCACGACACGCGATATGAGATAGGTGTGTATCCGACACCAGACATGGAAGGAACTTTGTCGTTTTGGTACATGTTCGCTCCTGAAACACTTTCTCAGCAAAACCCATATCCTCTGGGTGGAGAAACTCATGGAGACACGATAATCGCGTCGATCCTTGCCGCAGCAGAAGCACAGCAGAACCCAGAGCTATTGGGTACAGAGGGGTCAGTGCATTATCAGCTGTTCCAGCAAAAGCTGGCTGCCTCCATCGTTACTGACATGAAGCAACTAGGAATGGCGTAATGGTTTGGCCCATAAGAGAAGCAGAATACGGCAACTATCACTGGTTGCGAAAAGAGGTAACGGCAGTGATGCCGGATTACCCCAAAGATGCTTCGTTGCTCGACTATCAACAACGATCGGTAATTGACAGCATTATCGAGGGAGGTTTATTCCGATTTTACTTCCCGCCTCCTAGCGAGATGACAATACCTGACGCAACAGAAGCTCAGAAAGAGCGTTTGCGTCGTGCGCCGCATAGCTGGTCTTTTTTGCAGCTAACTGTGGAAATCGCAATGGAGTCTGGGAAGTCGGAGTACGAATTGCCTATCGACTTTGGCAACTTCCTTGGAGAGCCAACCACTTCGCGTTCCAATAGTAATCGTTTGGCGATCGCTCAGGAAACACACCTGCGGCAGTTGATTTCATCGGAAAGTAAAACTGACAATCCGCAATACTGTGCGAAGAAAGTTGTAAGCGGAGAAGGTGCATCTCGCAGTCGCAACAGCTTGCTTGTGTATCCGATCCCTAATGGTGCAGAGACAATCACCGTTCAGTATGCAGTTGTTCCTCCACGATTGAGCAACGAATACCCTTGGCCGTTAGGTGGAACTGAACATGCACAAGCGATACTTGCTTGCTGCTTAGCTGTGATGGAGGAAAGGTCAGGCGGTGGAGCGCAGGTCTATCGTCAGAAGATGATAGAAACTCTTGCTTCATCTGTTTTGTTGGACATTCAATCGGCAGCGGCTACGACAGAGGGCGTTTGGCCTGATGACGACGATCCATCATTGCTGACAAGCAGGGGTCAGATACTAAAGCGAATAGGAATCCATATCGGTGCTGGTCCAAATGCAAGAGTATGGACAGCATCTCAAAACGCGAAGATTAAAGAAATATTCAAAGAGGGTATGCGACTGGCGTGCAACCCTCCACCAATTCCCGGCATGAAGTACCCGCATCAATGGGGATGGCTGACTCCGCTAGCAACTATCACGACAGCGGCAGACGTTTTTGCTTACGACCTGCCAGCAGACTTTGCCTATATTGACGGTCCAATGACGCTAGCACCTAGCGATTACATGCTTTATCCGCCTGTCGAGATCATTGGAGAGTTTCAAGTTCGCAACTTGCTACAGGAAAGCCAAGCAAGCTCACGACCTACGAAGGCAGCAGTTCGTGTTAAAGCTCCGCTAGATGACAACGATCCTACACGATACGAATTGATACTTTGGCCTTTGCCGGACGGTGTTTATCAGTTGCAGTATCGTTACAGAATCAATCCAGAGGTTTTGTCGTAGTTTGTTTGCATACCACGACACAATCTAAATTGAGAGCAGAAAACAATGCCTGAAGTACAAACTGAACAATACACTGGCCTGTTTGCATTGGTTCCGGGCAGACAAACAGAAAACTCTCAGCGAGTTGCCATCACAGATATTCTCGGAATTGTCTCTATTGGTGCTGCCGGAATATGGACCTCCCAGCAATGCGAAACCAAGTTAGAAGAACTTCTCGGAAGATCACTGACAGTTGCAGAAGGCTTGGATCTTACAACATTCATCCAGTACGTTGTTAATGGCGGAAGCATGGCTGAGTGCAACCTGCAAAAGCTCCGCAATGGCTTTGAAATGGTAGAGCGACAATTTAACCTCACTGATGCCGAGATACGTCAGCTAGCGGGAGTCTAGCTATGCCTAAAGTCGCAACGCTAATTTTTGACATAGATAGCACCGATGCGAGCGGAACCACCTACGACGCAACCGTAGCAGACTTGGGTGACGTTACCGCTTTCTTTTATTCATTTGCCGCTCAGGACTTGGACGCAACGCAAGATGTTAGCCGCTATGAATATGCTGGATGTGGAGCAATCGACTCAGGCGGCACGTTTGACTGTCATTCAATGTCAGCTTGGGATCAAGACTCCGTAGCCAACACAAACAACGAGAGAGTTCATTATTTTTTAGGAAACACAACTCTACGTTTTCATAGAGCCTGCGATGTAACAGTAAGCAGAATCACAGATGGACTGCGGCTAACGAAATCGACTGGCACGCCCACTGCTAGCAGACAATTTCAGGTTTCAATACATGCAATATCCGGAATAAAAGCAAGTGTCGGAAGCATAACGCTACCCAATAATAACACAGTAAGCATTACAACAGACGCTAGTGATGGGTCTGGAAATATCGACTGCAACACGGCGTTTTTCTTGTCGCAGTGCCAACCGGGTACGAACACATCCGCGAACATTGTGCTGCCTTCCTACGGATTTGCACAGAGGATAACGGATTCCACGTTTAGGCAATGGAGCCAAAACTGGCATCAACCTGACGGTCCAACTACCTCAGAAAACACGGCATACTTCAGCACAACTGCTGTTCTTAACCAAGCAGCCGCTGGTTCCGTTAATTGGTCAGCTCCGATAACTAGCTGGACTGCGAATGGATCTACAAGCAGTATAACCTTAACTACTAGCGGCACGCCCAACAATGATGTAGCTGCATACATAGCATTTGAAGACACGCTAAAAGCGTATGTTGATGACAGGGCTATATCTTATGGGATTCCTTACGAGACGCTAACAGGAAACAGTGCATCTGGTCACAACGCAAAGCTGTTCCACATGGGAGGGATGAGCGTATCTAGCCAAGACACAATCGATACAGGTTCTACATCATCAACATGTCAATTTTACTGGCGTTCAGACAAAAGCTCTAGCAGCGTGGTTGAGTCCAACAGTTACGGTTATTCGCAAGATAATGTCGGTACTACAGTTACTGGCTCAGTTCTTACGAATAGCTCAGGATTTAGCATTATTGAGTACACTGGTTTTGCAAATACAAGACTTAGCGGCACTACGAGCTTCAATAGTCAAGACGTAGATGTTAGTTACAGTGCTGCTCCGTTTTCCGGAACAGGCAATTACGGGTATTTTCTCGTTTCTGATGATTGGGCAGATGGGCTTGCTGCTACAGTTGCAACTTTCACGCTGACTGGCAACAACGCATCGTTAAATGTCGTTGAAATCCTAAGTGCAGAGACTGGTGCATTTTCTCTGTCGGGACAGCAATCATCGTTAAAGCAAACCTTTGCTACAAGCGTCGGTTCATTTTCGCTTACCGGAAATGACATTGAAGCGTCTCAGGCAACTGTTCTCCAAGGACAGGTTGCGTCATTTGCACTAACCGGCATCGACTCCACGCTCACGCTTAAATTGAATTACGCCGTTAATACAGGTGCGTTTTCGCTCACTGGATTACCGGCAAAACTCGGTGCTGGGGAGACACTAGACGCTCTTGTTGGCTCGTTCAGTGCCTCTGGAAATGACGCATTATTTCAGGTGACTTTTGCTGCCTCAGTTGGTAGTCTGCAACTGACTGGTAGACCTGTGGGGCTGTTAGACACCGGAAATTTACTTAGTACACCCTATTACTACCGATTTATGATGCAGGATGAATAACAATGGCAGCCTTTACAAAAGTCAATGCTTTCGTCGCAGACGTTGCAAACGGATTTCACGACATTGCAAATGACACAATTAAGATTGCGTTATTTTCGTCTGACCCAACGGCAAGCGCAACTTCGTACAGTGGGCTTTCAGGCGAACTTAGTGGTGTAGGTGGTTACACCACTGGAGGAATAACAATCGGAAACAAAACGTCATCGCAAACCAGCGGAACGTACACTTTTGATTCGTCCGACTCGCCAACTTGGACATCAAGCGGCTCGCCTATGGGTGGAACCAGTTTTAGGTATGTAGTTATTTACAACTCAACGTCCGACAAGGTTATTGGGTACTACGACTACGGATCAACAGTCAGCCTAACTAGCGGCAATCAATTTGCTGTGACGTTTGACGCTTCTGGAATACTAACGATTGCGTAAATCATGTTTAAGAATGTAGCAGGTCAGTTTTATCGCGTTTTCGCGTTTAATCTTGCTGACAACCAGCCAGTTACGGGTGCTTCGGCATCTATAACTGCTAAGTTGTCAAAAGATTTTGCTGCGCCAGTTGCAGCAAATGATGTAAACCCGACAGAGGTTGAAGACGGTTATTATCTTTTTGCTTTAACGCAAGCGGAAACTAACTGTGACGATCTTGCAATATATCCTGAACACTCGACCTCAACTATTCAAGTAATTGGGTGTCCCGCCTCGCATCGCCCACGGCCAGATGACACTCGTGGTTTCTTGGTAAACCTAACAATTAGGTTAGCCAACAATGAAGTCGTTCCATATTGCGAGGTTATTATCACAACCTCCGATACAAGTGACACGACGGATCTATACAGAAAAGGAAACTGTGACGAGCTAGGAAAGATTGACTTGTATCTTCCTGCTGGCACTTTCTATCTGTGGAGAAGAAAAGCGAACGTCACGTTTACAGATCCAAAGACGCTTACTGTAGCATCTGATGGAACTACAACAATTAGCTAGGACACTAACATGACAGACGTAATAGGCGGCATTAAGGAAGTCGTCACGCTTGATACAGTCATGCGTGGTACGGCTACACATGCAAGAATGATCTTAGAGGCTTGCTTAGTTTCCGCAGACAGAATAGCTGGCGTTGAAGGAATCCACGAGCGGCTGTTTATGGAGGCATTGATTGCGTCGGTCCGTCACGATCAGATGCAAGAGTCTCCACAAACACTCGGATATAACTACGACAAGTCTGATCGCATGGATCGAGGATACGATCATCACGACTGGCAAAACTCTGGCGTAACATATAACAGGTAATAACATGGCTAACGAAGCAACAAGCACAGTATCATTGCTCTACAAAAAAGGCGGACGCGAAGAGGAAATGCACAGCATCTCCATCTCGTCTGATGTTGCTGGTGAGCAGTACGCTAAGACCACAATGCTGGTTGGAACTTCTGGTGCATCATTAAAGCTAGGAGGAGTTGCTGCTTTGGGTGGACTTATCGCTGGTCGTGTTATCAGCACAACCGGAACTGTAACTTTCTACATCAACGGCGAGACAGAATTTCTCACTTTGAAAGCTGGCGACCCGTTCATGTTCAGACTCGTTTCTGGTGCGGCTGTTCTGGTAAAGGCAAGTGCAGCAGATAGGGAAATTGAGTACCTGCTATTGGAAGCATAATGCCAAAACAAGATGTGACATTGCCGTTCCCGCTTCGCGGTGTCAATAAATCACTGTCGCATCTTGCAGGTGATCCCGATACCACTGTGTACGCAAGTAACGTATTTCCTAAAGACGTTACGGAATCGCGTATTCGCGGAGGATCTCGCAAAGGTCTTGTCAAAAGATTTCCCACGCAAGTAGATGGCGACCCTCAGTATTTGTTAGAGGTGTCAAAAGTTACTGCGGACTTCAATGAGCCTTACCAGTATCTGATGGTAGGCACTTCCGCTGGTATTTATGTTTCAAGTGCTACCAGAAGCATCGTAAACGGAGTTGTCACCTACACAGAAACTCTAAATGAGATAAACGCCAACATTACGGATCATCTCGGAGCAGATATAACGGATCATTTGTCCGACCCAATATCTACTGCATCGTTTGTGCTGACTGGAACAGGCAATGCCTATTCAGGCAATGTTGCTGTTTATCAAGGGTCTGTAATATTCGCTCAGCCGCGAGAGGTAATTCAGGCAACAACTGCTGGAGCAACCGTTTCAAGCGGCATCCTGCAAGACACTGCCGGTACAAACTTCCAGCAGATAGGCATAGACCCCACAACACATGTTGTAAATATTTTGACAACTGCGGCTGGAGCATCAGTAGGGTCATACAAAATATCCTCCATAACATCTGGAAGCATTGTTCTAGTTGACACAACTGTTGGCACTGGAGGCGCGATTACATACGAAGTCGTAACAGCACCGAAGATATTGGATGTTGAGAACAGAACTTCCGAGATCATAAACCCTACCGGCGGAACATTTCCAAGTGGCGACAACGCTATCATCGCCACATACAGAGACAGGTTAGTGTGGGCAGTCGGCACAGTCTGGTACATGAGTAGAGTTGGCGATTCAGGTGACTACAACTTCTCAGCTGATCTTGAGGATGCTGGCAGGCCGGTAGCTGGTACAGCAAGTGACGCAGGATTGCCGGGCGACCCTATCACAGCGATGGTTGCAGTCGGCTATGACTTTCTCCTAATGTTCGCTGAGCAATCGACATGGGTTCTTCGTGGCGATCCAGCTTTCGGAGGTCAGTTATTTAACCTCAGCAGGACGGTCGGGTGCGTTTCGCCAGAGTCTTGGTGTTACGGTCCGAACGGAGAGGTTTACTTTTTGAGCAAGGATGGTCTTTACATAATTGCTCCGAACATGTCTCAGCCTCCTGTTCCAGTCAGCGACGGAAAAATGCCAACAGAGCTAAAGGAAAGGGACAACGAAAACTTTGACACTGCGATTGCCTACGACATGAAAGACAACGCAGTAATAATATTCGTTACTCCGAGAGATGGGCTGACTGTTGGATCGCACTGGTGGTATGACACGACAACTGACTCGTTTTGGGAGTTCAGTTTCTCAGACTACAACAAGCAGCCAGTAGCCGCACTTTCATACGCTGGTGCGCCGACGAGACAGAGAGGGACTCTCACCCTCGGTCTTGATGGATACATTAGAGAACTGAGCGGCACGACGGACGACGGAGACGTTATCTCGTCAAAGATAGTCATAGGTCCGTTTGTGATGTCGCAGTCACTAAACGTCAGTAGCATGTTGTCTGAGCTGCATACCGAGCTTGGCACAGGAAGCGGTTCTGTTACCGTTGACGTTTACGTTGGAGATAACGCAGAGCAGCTACTACAGTCTGCGGTAGATGGTGATACGCCAGACTTCACAAGAAACATAGGTGCTGGAAGAAGCAAGACAATAAGAACAAGACTGCGAGGGCCTTACTCCGTGTTCGTGCTACACAGCAACGAGGCTTGGAGTGCCGAGGCTTTGGTCGCTACTGTGTCGCCAGTCGGGAGAGTAAGGTAATGGCAGATCCAATTATAGTTTCAGGTAGTGTTGCAAACTATCCGTTTCACTCACCGGCGACCGATGACAAGCGAGACAACGAACTCGCTATGGAAAGGCTCAACAGCAAAATAAAAGGAAGTGTTACTTTAATTAACACGTTGGAAACATCTCTGACTTCGCAAATCGACACGAACACCGCAAACATAACAACGAACACAACTAACATAGCGACAAACACTGGGAACATTAGCACAAACACTGCCTCTATTGGAACATTAAGCTCTTCTCTAGCGGCGAAGGTAGATGAAGATGCAACTTTAGTTGATGTGTCCATACCTAACGGAACTTACACAGCACAGCTAGGGGTTCAACCCGGAGGTTACGGCTCTGTTGCTACTTTAACGCAGTCTGAATGGAACGCTAAGGGATACGCCAACTGGTATCAGTCGCAGTTTGATTTAATAGAAGCGGACATCGCTGCCCTGCAATCAAAGATAAACGAAATCTGCTTAATTATCAGAGGATAAGATGGCTCAATTCAATACATACTCATCTGCATCAACTCCGTTGAATAATGCGGACACTTTGCTGGTCTATCAAAGTGGTGCGGTGAAGCAAGCAACAATGGGAAATGTTGTTTCCCTTACGGCGGACGCTTCTAGGTGGACTCTAGTTTCTTCGTCCAATTACACGGCAACAGCGGCATCTGCATCGTCAATTACATTCAGCAATACGACTGGATTGTACGCTGGACTTCCATTGCGGATTAACATTGCCAGCTCTGACTATTACTGCATTATTGATTCAATCTCAGGAGGCACTGTCAATGTTCGTGGACCAGCAATAAATATCGGAACGATAAGCTCAATCCATCAGGGCAAACCCGAACAAGTTAGTGAGATTTCTTTCTTCGTAGCTGGTTTCTTTGCGACTAACACAAGCACAACATTGCTAGCTACAGAAATGCAGTCTTACTACAAGTGGCGTGCTGCTCCATGTTACGCTGTTCAAGCAAGTTTCATAACAAATCAAGCTGACGGTGTGTCCGCACCCAAGATGCAGATTCTCGCCGGTGGCAGCAGGTTGATTGCTGACAACAGTAACACTGGTGTTACTCTTACATCTGCTGGATCGTATGCAGAAAGCACACTTATGAACTCGACCAATTACTCCATAGTGCGAGGAGACGCTATGGAGCTAGAGGTCGTTACTGCCGGTGGAGACGGAAACGCTGCCGATCTTACTGCTACATTGACCTTGGTGCTTGCATAATGTTCAGCTCATCTGTACCGGCCAAGCATGGTTGGAATCTGCCGACACGCGACGTTAGATCAGCGATTGGGTTTGCTGCTGGAGCGAATTACACTCCGTATTTAGATGCCCATGTCTATGACACAGCAAGCGGATCAACTGCTAACTTCCAGCCCGGAACTGCGCACAGTGCAGGGATCTACGGAATATCAACAAGGAAGCAGGGCGGGTACATAGCAGTATGTACGAACACTGACTGGAGTATTTATCCATTTGATTCTTCAACTGGATTTGGGAGCAGAACTGATTACTCTCTTTCCAATGCTCGTGCGGTGCGTTTCAGTCCAGATGGCACGCTTCTGGCTGTTGCAAGCACATCGTCTGTTTCTGTCTACAGCTTTAGCAGTTCCGGGCTAGGATCTTTAATAACGACACTATCTACCGGAGTGTCTTCTATTACCGACATCCACTTCAGCTATGACAACAGATACTTAGGCGTTGCGGGTGGGGGAGGTACGGTACTTGAGCTTTTCCGAACAGGTAACTGGTCGCAAACTCCACTAGCATGTCCATCAACTCCAACTGCTGCGGGACTCGATTCATACGACACAACTTGGGCGAACCCGCAAGAAAACTACGGATGGATTAGGCTCAGCGGTGTTTGTGCGAATGGATACAGCTATTACGCTTATCAAACGCAAAACAAGGTTCTATACGGCACAGTTTCTGGAACCGGCCTTTCCGCACCAAGCTCAATAACTTTTACAAACAGTTGGTACAACCTAGCACCATACGGAATGGACTTTGCGCCAGAGCAAAACTTCCTATTTGTCGGGCATAGCTACGAAGAAAACGGCAAAGCCCCCGGTCCAGACCTGCGAATTTTTGCATTGAGCAATACCTTGCCGAACTTAGTCAAAGAAGATTCTGTGACGCTCGGGTATGTAGGAAGCGGCGACGGCGGTATGCCGTTCAACATTGCGTACATGCCAACGCAGAAGGTTTTGGCGATGGGATCTAACGACGGATACAGCAATACGCGAGCGTATTGGTGCTATTCTGTGAGTGATGCTGGTGCTTTTACAACAGAACTTTACCCAACTGGACTGCGTGACACACGCTGTATCGACTGGTTTTAGGTTTCGCCGTAGATATTGGCGGTGGAATAGCCTTAAATTACACGATATATGTCCCTCGATCGTGTAACGAGATACGAAAATGGCTTTCTATAATCCAGTTCGCAATTCTACGCCTGCAAACCAGCGTATGCCGAATCTAACATCTCAGTCATCAAGCACTTCTCAGCAAGTGTTTTCTCCTGAGATGAAACGGCTTTCCGATAAATACTTTGGACAAGCCACGGGAGCTGCATCGGACTATGGCAGTCAAGTCGCTGGAACAGCAGCGAGAAAAGAGTCTGGAATTGCGGACAATTACGCAGAGCAGCTAGCATTGCTACAAGGCATTGGAGATGCACAGGCGGCGAGGATCAATAGAGACTTTGCGGCTCGCGCGGGTAGTGTTGGATCGCAGCTTGCTGGAACTGGACTGTATAACACAACAGTTCAGGGCAACATGCAGCAGGGCGTAGAACGAAATAGACAGGAGGCTATGGGTGCATTGCAGGAGCAGTTGGCACAGCAGCAGCTCGCGGCATTGCAGAGCAAGGGCCAGCAGACATCGCAAGCTCAGTCAGAGGAAATGTCCTCTCAGCTCGCTCTCGCTCAGCTTCTTTCTGGCCTTTACGGTCAGCAGGGGACGTATATGCCTACACTTTCAGAGTCGCAGTCTCGTTCATACGGTGGAGGCCAGATACAATATGCTCCTAATTACGAGCGATTACGCCTGAATATCTAAGCGAGTGGAAAATGGCTAAGTCTTTGCGAGATAGTTTGGGCCGACGTATGCGTGCGGCTGACGGATCAAGTCGTGTCGTATTCGGCGGCTCAGATGCAGAAAAAGCGTTCGCCGCAAACCAATTGCTACAGCAGCAATTGATGACACAGAACGCTCCGCAAGCGTTGACTGGTGCAAGGACTGAAGCTGCAAAGATCTTGCAACAGAACCTCGATCGTGGTCAAGATCAACAGCAGTTTGCAATGAACCTTGCGCAGCAGCAAGCGCAAGAAAGAAACAGAGTTGCTGCCGAGAGAGAAAGGCAAAGGCTTGCTGTAGCAGAGGCCGCATCTCGCGCTGGCTTGGATCAGCAGCGAATCAACCAAGCGGCAAAAGAGTTCTCTGAAACGATGGACTATCGGGGCAGTCAGGATGAAATAGCCAATCAGCTAGCAAGAGATCAATTTCAGTCGGACGCATACGGAAAGGCAGTCGATACGACATTTAGGGAGCAGGAGCTAGCGGCACAGCTACAAAGAGATGCCGACAACAGATTGTCAGATGAAAGAAGACAGGCGTTCGCAGAAGAGCAGGCATCGCTAGACAATTCGTACCGCAACAGGATTGCCGACTTTGGGCAGATAATGGATCTGTCAAACCTCACCCTGAGACAAAAGCAGTTTCAGGCAGGTCAGGAACTTGACAGAGAGAGGTTACAGTCATCAGCAACTCAGTTTGCACAACAGCTAGCGTTAAACGAGCGTACTTTAGATGAAGCAAGTGAGAGTAGGAAGCTCAGTCAAAACATAGGCACAGGGAAGATGGCGGAGCAACTGCTGTCTGATGCTCGTAGCATGGATTTGACTGATGAAGGGCAAAAGGAGCTTGCAAAGCTAAGCTCTGCATATCGCCAGATTGCAAAGCAGCAAGTTGATATGCGGCCTAGCCAGTACAACTCTTTGATGCAGGACTGGGCGACAAACTTTGAAAAAGCGAATCTTTCACAATATCAGAATGTTAATGAGGAGTTTCTTCCTAGCTTTAAGGAGAGGTTCCAAACTTACACAGATCCAGCGACGGGACTTCAATACGAGGTATATCGGAGAAAAGATGGAGAGTTTGAATACAATCGGATAACTCCCGAATCTAGCAGCGCATCTCCGGGCGTAAGGGCTTACAAAAATAGACAAGAATATCTGGATGATGTTGCTTCAGATCCTAAAAAAATGAAAGCACTCGACTCGCAAATTAGAGATGTGCTTGACGCAGAGAATAAGGAGGTTACTCCGGAAAACTATGCGGCGGCGGCGCGAGCGATTGCAGAGCAGCAACTAACTAGCCAAGAAGGGTTTGCGCTGGCTCAGAAAAGACCTGATGGTACAGTTTACGGCACTCCAACTCCAACTCCACAGGAGCAGGAGCCTAAGCCGAAGCAGCTATACCCTACGCCAGAAGCGGGTTTAAGAACTCCAACATACGGTTCTGGAGCAAGAGAGCAGCAGTTTTCTCCGGGTACTAGATGGTTCCGAGGATTTTTCGGTGGCGGCGCACCAACACTAAATGCTCGCAGGCTAGACAACACAGAAGCTGACGCGATTTTCAATAACGCAAGAAAGCTAAATCAAACAGCATTTTCCAGACAGGATATTGAGAAAAGAGAGAAGGTGTTGGCGGACGGAAAGGACGCTTTTTTCTCGTCTCCTGAATACAAAAAATTACAATCCTACGCGGACAAAGGCGTTGCTGGTGGTCCTCCGATAGACATTACAAGGATCTTGGACACAAATGCTGTGACTAAAATTGTTAGGCTTGGCATAGATAAGCCACTTGAGAAATTAGCTCAAGGCATGGTCGAGGCAATTGAAAATGGCGAAGACCATATTGCATACAATGGATTAGGCGGATCGTCTTTGTCTGAATTAAACCTTCCAGTGTTCCCAAGGGAATCTCTGGAGGCAAAGGACATGAGACTAGAAGACCTGCCCTTAGTTTTCATGGACGAGTACGGAAAGATATACCGAAAACAAACTCCACCTGCTCCAAAGCGTAGAGAGTTTCAGTACGGAATCGACCCAAGCATGTAGCGTATAGTACGATTTTATTTTGATCTTTATTGCTAGCCATGAACTATCTGGCTGGCTACACAACCAAACTCTCAGGCGTGACAAGTCATGGCTAAAGATAAAACTTTTGGTGCGCGGAAACCTAGTCTTTTTTCCGCCTCTCGCTCTATTTCTGATGAGCAGCAAAAAGAATCTTTAATGAACATTTACCGATCGCAAAGATTCGGTGAAATGGGGAGAGAACAAGTTCGTCGCGCTCAGCTCACAGATGAAGAAAGAAGTCGTGAAGATGAAAGGCTGTTGGCTGAATCCGGAGCAAGTGAAGTTGTTGGCGAAACTCCTCCTAGTCCATTAGGCGTTTACGGACAGCAGCTTGTCGAGGGCATGGCTAGGCCAATTGAACTCGGTGCTTCATACGCAGCAGAAGCTCTTGGTGCGCGAGAGGCAATAGATAGTGCAATTGGATTGCCAGATCCAGAAACTCTTACGCAAATGCGAGACGCTTACCAAGGCGCAGCTTACGAGACATATCCAGACAACGCGGCTGGTTGGGCTGGAAGAATGGCTATGGGTACTGCGCAGCAACTGCCAACCATGATGGGTGTTGGCTCAGTTGCAGGTCTTGGTGGCGTTGTGTCGATGTACGCTGGACAGGCTTATAACGACGCTTACGTTGAGGCAACTAACAAAGGACTTTCAGACAGTGCCGCGCTTGAAACTGCAATGGAAGCCGCCGCAATTGAGGCTGGAATAACTTTGGGGTTCAGCATGGTTCCCGGTCTGGGAGGTGCTGAAGCAATGGCTACAGGAAAAGCCGCCAGACAGGCCGTTGCAAACGAAACGGTTCGCGAATCCATAAAAAACACAGCAAAAGCGTATTTCAAAGACACCAGTGCTGAGCTTTTAGAGGAGCTGTCGATTGAGGCAGCTAACTCCTATCGCGAGGCTTCATCCGGCGTTAATCCAGATGCTTTAGACCCTGACAAGTTGTGGGAAAGAGCTGTAGACACTGCGGCTCAAACAATTCTGATGACAGGATCTTTGGGAGCATACAACTATGCTTCTGGAAAACTTGCCGATCGCGCTACTTCTTCTGCGCAAAGAGAAGAAGTAGATGCTCTGAACGAAGACGTAAGGCGGCGAAGAGATGAAATCCTTGAAGCAGGATCATCAAGGACAGAAGCCGGTGAAGATCCTACCGTGGTTGCAATGGACGTTTTGGCGGAGCTTGCAGATCTCGCTGAAGACGGAAGGTCTGCGTGGAGAGACATTTACGGGATTGAGGAAGAACAGTCAGTAACTTCGGAGGATTTGCAACCAACATACGAGGACGCAACAGGCGTTGATCCAGAAGATCAAGTCTCTACACAGACGGAAACGCAAGCTGAACCGGATGCTGAAGTTGTTGCAGAACAAGAAGCGGAAGATTCTGAGCAAACAGACTACTCGTTTAATAGCATTGATGAATACAACGAAGCTGTTGCGAATCCAATTGGTCAAAACGCTGACGGTGAAAATATTTACGAAACTCCTGACGGAACACGGTTCCGGCTAGAGGGGCAAGGAGAAAATGAAGGTAAGCCCGTTTTCCAGCAACCTGACGTAGATGACAAGTCGTTTGATTTAGTTGATCCAGAAACAAATCAGAAAGACGAACAGGATGCAGAGGTAGAGTCTGTAGATGAATCTGTAGATCAAGAAGAACAAGACAAAAATGAAAGCCGAAAGTTTATCGGGCTGGAGGAAGCGGCACAGATCTTGGGTATGAGTTCTGAGGAATTGGTCAAGTTGCGGGCGGATGGCGGAATCAACGGCTACCGTGACGGATCAAGCTGGATATTCAAATCTGAAGAAGTTTACCGAGTAGCGCAAGAGCGTGGCGTCAGTCCCGACCCAAATGCAACGGCGACAGAAGAAAGCAAGGTGAAAGTTGATGACATAGATTTTGATGAATTTATGTCGGAGGAAGGCTATAGACTTCGTGGAGGAAAATACGACAAAGAAGGACCGCTTTCGCCGGAGGAGATGAGCGAGCTGTTCCTAAAGTACGAGGAAGGTACGTTCGGTGGAGAGGGTTTAAGTGCAGAAGAGAAACAAAAGTTAGTAAATGCTTACTTTGAATATGGCGAAACTTTTGAAAATTACAGGTTAGACAGAAAGCCTACCGAAGAGTCGGATGCAACAGAGACTTCTGTAGAAGAAGAAATGGAGACTACTACAGAGACAGTTGAAGAGAAGGCGTATAGGCCAAGGCGTTCAGAAGTAAATCTCGATGAATTTATGGGAGACGAGTCTTATAGGTTCAGAAGTGGTTTCTACGAGGACATCAACGGTGAAAACCAAGACACACCTATGCCACTTGAGCGGATGAAAGATCTGTTTGACAGGTATGACCAAGGAGGCTTGAAGGAGCTGACAAAGGCGGAGCAAGATGAAATTATAACTGCCTTTACTGAATACGGTGAGACATGGGAGGAATACTATTTAGAATCCGAAGAAACAGATGCAGGTGCAGCAGAAGAGACAGAAGATCAGCCTGACTCTGCGGAGCTGGATTCTGCCGCAGCAGCATATCTTGAGGAACTTGCTCGCAGGGCTAGAGAGGGCAATGAAGATGCAGATGAAGACCCCAGCAAAGACGAAGATGAGCTAAGAAGTTCGCTTTATTTTGGTTTTCATAATTCGGCGCAACTGGACGAGAATGGGTATAACGTAGGTACGTTTGATTTTGGAACAGAAGAAAATAAACGTCTTTACATAGACACGATACAGAAAGCACTTGATGAGACGAAAAGCCTTTTTGAAGGAGGATATTCCAGCGAGGAAAGAAACGAGCAAGCAAGGAAAACCGGCTTTACCAACTTTAGGAAAGTCATAGAGAACAGCGGCATTGCAGTGCCAGTTAATGTCAATATGACGTGGCAAAAACTTCTATACTCAGATGGTGGAGCAAGCAAATTACAAGACGCGCTAAATGTATTCCGTGAAGAATTTCTTAAAAAGCCAGAGTCGGAAAATGAAACCAACGATGTAATTGAAGAAGAAGGCGGGATTGAAACTAACGATGTGATTGACGAAGAAGTTGCAGATCAGCAACAAGATGAAATTGAAAGTCAGGAAGCAGTTCTCGACCCGTCTGACGGAAAAAGTTTCTTTACACCCGAGGCTTTAGAAAGCGCAAAAAAAGAGACGGGATATAAGTCTAGGACGACAATTATCGACATGGACCCAGCGGACTTCCTCAAGCTAGCAGATGAAGGAATAAGCGAATCCAAAACTGATCTTGTTGAAAGCGTTTTGAGTTCTGGCAAGCAACTAAGCAGTGTTCCAAGTCTGAGTTTCAAAATAGACAAAGAAGGAAACGCTGTCGTGACCGCACACGAAGGGCGGCACAGGGCTAGAGCATTGATTGCTCGTGGTGTTAAGTCTATGCCGGTTCGGTTTACATCATCAACTATACGATGGGATAGGCAATCGGACTTAAAAGACTTTGACAGAGTTGCTGATTGGCCCAAAGCACTGAAAGGACAAGGCGCGAACAGCAAAAACGTACTTCCATTTCCGGTAAAAGACCCAATAGCAAGGGATGTTCCGGAGCAATCAACTGTTAGGGGTCGCGATGTACTGACAGACTCTGTTGCTGCTTCTGCTCTAGGCGTGTCGCGTTCTGATCTAAATAAACTATTCGCCAAAAATCCGGAATCTGAGTTTTCTGTAACAGACTACACGGACGTTACAGGTCGATCAGTTGTTGGAAGGTCGGCAGATGGGACTTATTACAGCAGAAAGCTGACCACAAAAGAAAGCTCTCTGCCTAATGCTTCAAAGATTGGCGACTTTGGTTTTGCGGAATCATTTCCGGACTCGATAAAGAATCTTGCAGGAAAATCAAGGCTAGTTCATCGAGATAAAAACTCGATTTCATACGAAGTTCCAAGCCTCAACAATAAGGACGATGACGCTTACCGCGAGAGCTACCTTCGTGTAGTTGAGTTTTTAGCGAAAACAGGCACTGACATGCTTGTTCGCTCTGGAACTCTGCTGGCAGAAACTCGTGGTGCAATTGAAAAATTGAACGCTGCTGTAAAGAGCGGTTCAGAAGCAATGTTTGGACTCGATTATTCATTGCTGGACCGTGTTGCCAATTACGTTATGTCCAACGCTAGAGAAGTTATTTCGTCTAAGCCACGCAGCGAAAAACCAGAGGCGGGAACATCGCCGGTTTACGTTGGCGACCAACAGTTGTTGTTGCGTGATGCTGAGTATGTAGACGAGCAAACATCATTAGAGCAAAGAAATGAACTTGCAAGAGATATAGATAAAGCACTGAGCGGAGTTCTCGCTTCATCTCTTCAAATGATGTCAGAAACCGCTTTGGAAAAGTCTACGAAAGACCGATCAAATGAAGCCGAGCAACTGTCAAGGAACTTCACAAAGCAGCTAGCAGGTATTCTGCAACAAGATCCTCCGTCGCCAGTCGTAGAAGCATACACGGGGGAAGAAAATATAGAGACTGGAAATGTCGCTGAAACTGTTCAGTTCAATCAAGATGTTTTAGATGACTACATAGAGGGCGTTTTCGGAAAAGATGCAATCGCAGAAACCAAGAAAGCGATGAACCTTAATGAAGATGAAAGCGACTTACTCGATGAGATTTTAGATGAAAACTACATCTTAGAAGCAAGAGATTTCATTGGAGAAAAATTCTTGTTGCCAGCCGAGCAACAAATAGTAAGAGACTTTGAGGCTGGAGGAATTGAAGCAGTAGGTCCGAGCGAATCAACCGAGTCGTCTAGGGCAATAGAAGATGACTACTACGAAGACACGCTAATCGACTACCCAGAAATGAAGTCGTTTGTCGATGACTGGATTGCTAAAGGATTGCCGAAGCGTGTTGTCCTAGATGCAGTTCAAGACAATTACAAAGGCGACATCGACCCAGACTATGAAGGCGATCCATCTGCTAGCGAAATGATTAAGATGAGTCCATCGGCAAAGGCGATCGACTCCGACTTGGAGGAAATGCTGCGAAACACAAAGCAGCCGCACATCAAGTCCGCAGCAAGAGACATGCAGAAAATCCTGCAAAGCAGAGTGAAGACTGGAAAGGGCGGGTCGAGAAAGGTCAAAATAAACAGCAAGAGAGGCAAAAACGCAGTTGCGCAATTTACGATAGAGCAGCAAAGAGCAATGCTCGTAACTTCGCTCATGGAGATTCCAGCATTTGATGAAGTTGCATCGGCAGATGTTCTTAATAGAGTCGCAACTGCTGCAACGCAAAGCGATTTGGACAGTATCTATACATCTATTGATAAATCTAACGATGTATTGATGTATGTATCTCGCAATCGTTTTGTTACGCCATCGCAACTGAGGGAAGAGTTTGCACATGACAGAGATGGCGGTAGATCGCCCGCTGACATTTTGATTGCATACGGATACCTGAGATACGGAAAAGGGCCAGAAGGGTCAGATGTTTACTACGATCCCGCTATGGTTCTAGTGGACAACCTTGAAGCTGCTGACAAGCCGAAACTTGCTTCACAAATTGTTAGCAAATATAGACTCGCACTAAGGGATCGGTATGACGATCTTCTGGGCGATGGACTTACACGCGACTCTTACATCGATTCGCTCATTGATCCTGTGTACTGGTCTACCGATCCTGTGTCGGTAATGAGCGTGCAAGAAATGTCGGAATACGACAGAGACAACGCACACAAGCCTTTGCCGGAACAGTGGAACGATGGTTCCGATGCTGAAATGCAAGACTTTCTTCAGAGGTCAGCGGAGGAATTGATTAAAGAGAAGGCTGAAGCAGCAAGGAAGAGCAAGGCTGCCGAAGAGGATTTGGCTGAGTTAAATTCCGTCACGAACTCTATGCTCGATTTGTTTGAAAGAACAAGGCCAGACGCAAGCATGGCTCAGCTCAAAGAAAGCAAGACATTGCTTGATGCGTTCCGAAAGGGCATCCAAAGCGTTGTTGAAAAAGACAGGTCAGCAGACACGCAAACTGCTCCTTCTCAGTACACCTATGAGTCTGTTGAAGAGTGGGCAGTTGATTATATGGAGTGGCTAAAGTCAGACGAAGGCTTTAGCAAATTGTACGAGGACACAGTGGAGGGTCTGCGTTCTCTCGGAATGGTAAACAGCGAAGATGCTGCAAAAGCAGATCAGCAAACTAATGATGCAGCTCTCGACGGAATAACGAAGGGTGCAAAAAAGAAAAAGCCAGCGCCGAAAAAATCGGCTGGCAAAAAGAAAACAACTAGACAGAAAGCAGACGAGCAAAAAGAAATTGCAAGAGAGAAAGCAAGAAAGCTAAAGGAAGCAATCAGGGCTGGTAGGAACAAACCTACAGTCGGCGTTAATCTTGAACTTATGGGCATGGCAATAGATGTTGCAGTTGCAAACATCAAAGCTGGTGCGTTGTCGTTTGCTGCGTTCGTCGAGGAGTTCGCTGACGGAGACTACAGCGAAATGGGTGACTTCGGGCCGTATCTTGAAGCGGCTTGGAGAGCAATAGGAATGATGGCGGAAGATCAGAAGAAAGATCTTGGCATTGAAGGAGCAGACATAAAAGCTCCGGAAAAATGGCAAGACGTTGTAGCGGATCTCGACACTAAAGCAGAAGACAAAAAGCCTGTCGATGAAGAACAAGATAAAACGGCAGACGAAAACGCCGAATCCATTGAGCGAAGCAGTCACGGTCGCCCGCTTGGATTCAGTTGGTTTGCATCCGGTAACTCGACAAGCGTTACTGACTTGCGAACCTTTACGCAAACTGGTCGTGCTGTAGGTGTGTCTCTGTATACATACAACAGAGGAACCAATGCGGCAAAGCTAATGTCAGATGACATTGCTAACTCTTTACTGTTGCACATGAATGAACACAAGTTGCCAGCTTTCGTAGACAGCGGTGCTTTGTCGCTTGCAAAGAACAGGGAACTTGCAGATCGTAGCGTAACTTACAAAAAAGCGATTGAAGAGTTTGAAAATGTTATGCAGCAATACGAACGGCTCGCAGAAAAGGTTGAAGACAAAGGGCTGTTGAATGTTGTTGCTCCAGACGTTTTGGTAACTACCGCCGATGGAATTGTCGTAGCTGACGCAGTTATGACGCAAGAAATTCAAAATTACTTTAGAGACAGGATCGAGAAACTTGCTAAGTCCGGAGTTAGGGTAATTGCGCCAGTACATCGATATGGAGACTTGTCTCTCATTCAGACTTACGCTAACGCTACAGATTCTTTGGACTTTACGCTAACCAACATGGTTGTCGGGATACCGTTCTATCACGCGGCATGGACAAACAAGGAAATTGTAGATTTCGTAACATTCCAAAGAGAAAACAATACGTCTTCGCTCAAGTTGCACATGCTAGGCGGTGGCGGAAAGCGATTGAAAGAAATCGCAGATCTTGTCAGAGAAGTAGACCCAACAGTTGTCGTGCAGGGTGACAGCAGCACAGAAATAAGAAACAGAGGATACTACGACAGCAAAGGCGAGAGAAAGGTAAAAGGCAAGCTCAATCCTCAGCTCAAAGCTAGAGAAGCATTGGTTGAGTATTACCTGCAAGGTTATGGCATTGATAGCTTTAAGCAGCTACAGGAAATGCTTGACGCTCACGACAATCAGGATCGCAGCAAGGCTGGAGCAGTGGCGCTGTCAAACTTGGCAGCTCGTGACGCTGCTCAAAACATCATTACTACGAAAAAACTTTCGGATAATGAACGAGATTTGCGTCTAATAAAGCTGTTCAGAAGTCAGCCTAACCATGACTTTGACGACGATGGTACAGCCGATGCGTTCAGAGGCGTAAAGAAAGCAGAAGATGCTGTAAGACACTTATACGAAGAATACACAAACAGGGAGCTTGCAGATGAACTTAACAGCGACAGAGAAGCAGCAAATAAAGGAAGAGGTGGAAGGACTGACGCTGGAGACGCCAGTGACGCAACGGATCGTGATGCAGATGGAACAAGAGAACCAAGCGGCGAAGGAGCGGCTGGAGAAGGCGGGGATTCTGTGGGAGTTCGTGCGAATGATGCAGAAGGATCACGAGGAGGAGGTGAACAAGCTGGTAAGTCAGGGGATCAGTCGCAGCGAGGCAGCGTTAATGGCAGCAGACCTGTTGGAGATGGAACCAGAGACACCAGAGGAAATCATGGAGCAACAGACTCAACCAGATCAAACTATGAACTCACTCCAGACAAGTGGGATGCAATCATCGGAGGATCTCAAAAGGAGCGATTTAAGAGAAACCTCGCAGCAATAGAAAAAGTTCTTGAACTTGAAAGAACTAACGAGCATCCATCACAAGAAGACCTAGATCTGCTTGCTGGGTACACGGGGTGGGGTGCGTTTGGTCAGGAGTTGTTTCAAGGTAGCTGGCAGAGACCTAAGCCAGCTGAAGGATGGCAAGAATGGGATGCGTGGCTTCGCGATTATCTTGGCAAAGAGACATGGCAATCAATGCAAGACTCAATCACTAATGCGCACTTTACCGCTCCACCTGTCGTTGCAAAAGTCTGGGAAGCGGTAGTTAGGCTTGGATTTAAGGGAGGACACATACTTGAGCCTTCTATGGGGTCAGGCAATTTCTTTGGAATCATGCCTAGAAACATAATGAAGAATAGCACGCTTCATGGTGTTGAGCTTGATTCCATGACATCGCGTATCGCAAAGATCCTGTATCCAGAGGCCAATATAAGCAACAAAGGCTACGAGGATTTGCAGACTTCTGACAACTTCTACGATCTGGCAATAAGCAATGTTCCGTTCGGAAAAAATAAGCCTGCTCAGAACAGGTATAAGACGGACCATTCAGTACATAATTTCTTTTTCCGCAGGGCAATGGATCACATTAAGCCGGGTGGGTTAATGGTTTTCATAACTTCCACCGGAACCGCTGACGGAAAAACGCTGGCAGGTACTCTGCGAAGGCAACTGCAAAACGAAGGAACGGTCGTAGGAATGTTGCGTCTTCCATCAAACATGATGAAGGAATACGCAGGAACTGCGGCGATGATGGACTTGATTATTGTCCGAAAAAACAGGAGCGATGAGAAAAAACCTGACTATGGATTGAAGTGGTGGAGTGAGCGTAGTGAATCGTCAACACTATCAGGCGGAATTGGTGGAACTAAATGGTTGCAAGGAAAAAACAACGTAGTAGAGGAACTTGTTCCCAACATACTGCCGAAAGAATTTATAGGGCAGAGCGATAAGAGTTCAGTAGAGATAAACAGGCACTGGGTAGACAACCCGCAAGACGTTATAGGAACAATATCATTTGGACCTACAACTCGCGGTGCGCCGGGAATGATGGTTGACGCAAGCAATCTGACAGATGAACAAAAACTGAAGCAGATAAGCGAATGGGTAGAGCGTCTTCCGGAAAACATATTTAACACGGATGTCGCTGAATGGTCGGCTGATTCTACGAAGGTAGAAGGCGAAATGCGTCAGAACACAATCCTAGTTAATAGTGAAAAGAAAGCGTACTGGCGACATTATCTCGGCACGAAAAAGAATCCTAAGCTAAACAAGGATGGTAGTCGTGCATACGAAGACGTACAGCTAGAAGGTCCGGAGATAGGCATTTACAGCGGAGAGCAGATAGTTCCATTGCAGCAAATTGCTGGATGGGCAAAGGCAAGCATCAAAAACAAATCAAAGCTGCAAGAGCGATTGAACGAAGTGAGGCATCTTGCAGAAATTCGCAAGCATTACGAAGACGTTCTTACGTTGCAAAGTGGTGATGCAGAAACTGCCGAAATAAAGGCAGCTAGGCGCAAGCTGAACGAGTCATACGACAGTTTTGTTGAAACTTATGGTCAAGTAGCAGAAAGCAATGCAATTAAGGTTTTCAAAAAAGCTGGCGATCCATTAGCTCTTGCTCTTGAGGTGCTTTCTTACAAACACGCTGAAACAGGCGAGTGGATCAAAAGAGGTGTATTCCGCGATACAACGATGGTTGGAACTATCAAGGAACTAAAGAACGCTAGCCTCGGAGACGCTTTCGCTAACGAAAGAAACAGAAGTAGGATTTTGGACTACGCGAGAATTGCTAGGTCCGCAAACATGGAAGAAAAAGAAGCTATCAAAGAGCTTGTAGAAAAAGGATTTATCTACAAAAACGAAGTAAACCAATACGAGCCAGCGGACACTTTCTTGTCAGGCAATGTTCGCAAGAAATACAGGGCATTGCAGGCCGCTACTGACGCTGGAGTTAAAGGTCTTGAAAAAAGCATTGCAGCAATCGAGAAAATAATACCTGCGACTATTCCATACGATCAAATAGATTTGAAGATGGGTCCGCATTTTGTTCCGACAAAATACTACAAGCAGTTTGTTTCCGAGAAGCTAGGAATCGACCCGAAGTTGGTTGGGATAAAGCTGAAGCATGGTAAGTGGGTCGTCGAGCTAGACCCTGAAGTTAATGTGCTTGACACTGCTTTGCAGTGGGGAGTCGATTACATAACAAATGGAACACCTGCCGTTCCATTTTCGGCGTTTTTGCGAGCAGCGATGAACAACGCCACTCTGAAAGTATATGATCCACCAGTCAAAACTGCGGGCGGCATTGTTCTCTCTCCGAGACAGTTCAACGCCGAGGAATCGGCTAGAGCAAACGAAAAGCTAATGCTATTTAGGCAAACATGGGAAGAGTGGGTTTGGACTGACACTGGAAGAGCAAACCATTTGTCAAATATTTACAACGAAGAATACAACTCTTTCGTTACTCCAACATTTGAAAATGTTCCGCTTTCTTTTGTCGGAATTATCACTGAGAAAGATGGAAAGCCATTTGCTCTGCGTAAGCATCAGAAGCAGGCTGTTTGGCGTGCGCTGTTAATGGGAAAGGGCATTTTTGCGCACGAAGTTGGAACTGGAAAGACTTTGACTATGGCAGCGCTTGCTATGGAGTCAAAGAGATTCGGTTACGCAAAGAAGCCGATGTTGTTCGCCCATAATATCAACGCAGCGCAGGTGGCGGATGAAATACGCGAAGCGTACCCAACGGCAAAAGTTCTGTACGTTGACAATCTTAATCCATCAATTCGCGATCGCACGCTTGCTATGATTGCAGCAGACGATTGGGATGTAATTGTAGTTCCGCACAGCTTGACTGACAGGTTTCTACTGAAAGCCGAAACTATTAGAGGCATTTGGGAAGAAGATTTAAGGCAGCTTGAAGATGCGGCTCGTGAAGCGTTCAAAGAAGACAAAAGTTCGCGAAAAGGCACGATGCCAGATAACCTTGATAACCTTACCACAGACCAGATCAAGGAGCAGATTAAAAGCAGGACAGCGAAAGAGCTAGTCTTAGAGCGTAAGAGCCTGATTGACGAAATTAAGAAGGCAGCCGACCTTGCAAAGAAGAACACAGTTTTCTTTGAAGACATGGGCGTTGACATGGTTATGGTTGACGAAGCTCATTACTACAAGAAGCTGCCAATTGCAACTCCGCAGCAACTGAAGGGACTGAATACAAAAGGATCGCAGCGCGGGAAAATGCTCGACCTTATTACAACGCACGTTAGGCAGACGAACGGCGGCAGAGGGATATACACATTCACTGGTACGCCAATTACTAATACGCTGAACGAAATCTTCAACCAGATGAAGTACATCATGGAAGAAGAAATGCACGCTTCAAAGGTCGGTTTTTGGAACTCATGGTTCAATATGTTTGCGGAGTCAGTCATAGAGCCTGAGATTACTACTGGCGGAACTTGGGAGGCTGTTGAACGCCTTAGAGCGTTTAACAATCTTCCAGAGCTTAGGAAGATGATCGGCCAATACCTTGACGTTGTTAAGGCTTCGGAAGTTGAGGAGTTCGTTGAGCGTCCAGACAAGGAAGGCTTCGTCCCAGAGGGAGAACAGCCTATCGGCGTTCCGCACAAACAGACAATCAATGTTTCGGTGCAACCATCCGTGTTTCAGCAGATGTATAGCAAAGCATTGCGAGCTAGGTACGAAAAATCTAAGTCTGCAAAAGGAGAAGAGTACGGAGAGCTACGGTCAATGCTCGGAGACCCATACAGTCAGCTTGTTCTTCAGACCGAAGGAAACATGATGACTTTAGATCCAAGGCTAACTGATATTCAGTTTAACCCTGAATGGAAGATGCCGGAAATTGATCCAAACGATCCTAGCTTGAAGATCAACAGGATGATTGAAAATGCTATGCCGATCTATAACAAGCATCCTAAAGCGACACAGATGATCTTCATGCAAGCTGGGTTTTCAGATGACGCAGAAAGATCAACTGGTGAGTACGACGAAGAAGGAAACAAGATCACGGCCAAAGTAAAAAGATTCAATCTGGCTAAAGAGATAAAGCGTCGGCTAATAGAAGAAGGAGTAAAAGAAGAAGAGATCGCAGTATTTTCTGACGAAAGCAAATCGGAAAAGAAGAAGATAATTGCGAAGAAAATGAACGCTGGAAAAATCAGGTTTGCGTTAGGAAGCACTGATTCTATGGGAGTCGGTGTAAATGCGCAGCAATGGCTGGCGGCATTGCATCATCTTGACTGCCCGTGGATGCCGGGTGACATCGATCAGCGTGAAGGTCGTGCGGGTCGTCAGGGCAACCGATGGAATACCTTTATGAACTTCCGTTATGTAATGGAAGGCGATCAAGATGCTAGGCGTTGGCAAATTGCGTTAATTAAAGACGCAATGATAGACATGTTCATGGACTTCTCATTCAACATGAGATCGTTTGACATGAGCGACATCGACCTCGACGAAAATGGAGGGAGCGATTTTGATTCATCTTTGTCTACAGCAACAGGCGACCCAAGGATATTGCTGAGAAACAAGCTAGCTAATGAGCTTGATCGCTTGCTCAGTAAAAAAGAGCTATTCCAGAGAAACGTGGACGACCAGCAAAGGTCTGCGCGAAAAAAGAAAGACGAAGTTGCTGGGATGAAGGCGCAAGCGGAACTGCTTTCACAGATGGAAGAAGTGGCTAATAAAAATAAGCCTGAGTCGCTTGAGGCTCAAGAATTTACTTGGTCAATCGGCCCTAAGAAGGGGAAATCTGTCAGCGGATCATACACGAAAGTTTCTGAGGGAACTGATTCAGAAGTCAAGAACTGGAAAATAGACGACATATTCAAAACATTTAGCAATAGGTCTTCTGAGGTTGTACGAACAATTCAATATGAGTTAAGTAAGCGAGAGGGACTACAGCCGAATGTTACGAGAGCCATAAAAATAGGCGAGATGAAAGGTCTAGGCATCTATAAGTTGTATACGACAAGGCCCGATGAAGCGTCTAAAGATTTAGTAAATGTCAACATTGATTGGGAGACGTATATCGGTCCAGCTAATGCGGAATCAAGTCTTCTGTCAGAAGATGTTCAGGGAAGTTTTGCTGAAAAGCATTTCGTTACTTTCAATGACACTATGAACTCGTTTAATGCAAAGGTGATGAACTTTGGGAAGTATGTCACAGAAGTACAAAACGAAATAGGAAGAACAAACAAGTTAATTAAAAATGCTGCTCTTGCAGGGAAAGCTGGATTTCCAAGACAAGCAAAAATGGACAAGGTGACAGAGCAGCTTGAATCTTTATCAGAAGAATTGCAGAAATACCCAAAACCGAGTCCAGCTTGGTTTAGATTGAACGCACCATCAGGATCGGTGGTGTACTTAGATGGCAAGAGGTATCAAGTAAAAGCACACAGAGGAGTCGCTGACATACTTGTTACAGACGACGAAGGCAATGCAAGCGTAATTCCTGCAAAAGATGTTCTCGACAGTCCAGATGGTATGCCATTGTATCCAGAGTTGCAGGAGGGCTACAGCGGTGACATAGATGTTTCAGCAGATGAGGAATCCGATGTATTGCAAATGGATTACGCGAAAGGATCTTTAGTTACTTTGGACATCGGTTCGTTTAGCACAATGTTTGATGACGAAACCTTAGAAAAGCTAGGTTTTGATGTAAAAAAACCATCTTCATACAGACTGACTGGTGTAATCGATGAGCAAGCATTAAAAGGCGACAAAACGATAAAGGTTCTTGTAACGGAAGGGAAGTATCAAGGACTATCACCAGATGAACTTATGAAAAAGTATGGGATTCTCCCCGCAGACACTGGCTTTGTTGTTGAAGTCCCACCAGCGATGAACGTCAATTATGCGTTGGATTTAATATTGAATGAGGACAACCCAGTTCTCGATGCAATGTTTACCGCATACAAACAAACGCGGATGACCGGAGAAGAAATACCCGGAACAAGAAAGGTCAAAGGCAAGAAAGTTCAGCAGGATGAGGGATCTGAAGCATCTCAAGATCCAAAAGTTGGAGCTGACTTAAACTTTGACGACAGGCTAGATGGATTTATTCAATCAATGAGCCGAACGGATGCAATGGAATACGAGTCTCTGTTCACATTTGATGAAAAGCTGTCGTGGCTTGACAGGGCTTTAGGAAACGAACTTATTGAGTACGACAAGAAGTATACAGAGGGCGAAATTGACAGGTACGAGAGAGTAGCTCGCGACCAGACCGAAATAGACAGAATCATTGATGAGGTGGAAGACAAAGTTGCGAATCTCTTGCAGGATGGAATGGAGTCTGATTTCGCTCCTCGTCAGTTCGCGCGTAAGAAACGCAAGAAGAAAGATAAAAAAGGTGCGCGTGGAATAGCTAATGTTGGTAGAGGTGGAAGCAAACGCAGAGGAGTTGATGTTCCGAGGAAGAAAAAGCTAGGCGATTCTAGCGACAAGCCTCAGCTTTCAGCTTTTCAAATTATTCGGCGCATCAGCTCTAGGTGGAATCTGCCTATCAGAACCGGACTTGCGCAAGGAAAGACAGCAGGTTTCTACACTCATGTCGCACATCTGACAAAAGACCCTAAAACTGGAGTGATGTCTCATCCGAACAGTCCTCGTTCAGTAAGGCTTGCACGAAAACATGCGAACAACCTTGCCGTTGTCGCGCATGAGATTGCGCACGACTTAGACAACGAAACTAAGACATCGGAAAAGATGCCAGAAAAAATAGCTACATGGATAGCGGATTATGACTATGCAAAGGTCAGAGCAGACCAGCGTGTTGCAGTTGCCGAGGGATTTGCTGAGTTCATGCGTGCTTACATGACTCTATCGAGAAGGGATCAAAACCGCATACCGAAGTTTCAAAAAGTTCGCAAATGGTTTGAAAACGAATGGGCGGCTGAACATCCTGAGCAATTCGCAAGAGTTAAATGGACTCGCGGAATGTTTAGAAGCTACACAGATCAGACTGTGTACCAAAGGCTTCAATCAGCAATCGTTAGTGCTATACCAGAAAGTCCTGTTTCTAAGGCGTCTAGGCTTGTAGAAGATCTGAAGACTGCCGAGGGAAGAGAGTTTCTCTACAATGAGCATGTGCAGGGAGCATGGGGTGCAGCATACAGTCGCGTTAAAGATCAATACTACGAGTTGCATCGACTTAGGCAGCACATAGTTGCGGAAGAAGCAAAACGAAATCGAGAGCTTGAAAAGCAGGGCGATCCAGTTCAGGACAGCATTTACGACGAAACAATATCTTCATACGAGTACGCCACCGCAACATTTAATACAGCGGCGGCACAAGCTGAACAGGCATGGCAGCAGGGAGTTGCTCTTGTAACCAACGACCCGTCCGGAAGAAGGAGGATCGTTCAAGGAACGGACACTTTGGCGAAAATCCTAGCTAAGATGACGGATAAGCAGGCACAAGCGGCAGAAACCTATTTGGTTGCATCACACATTGTTGGTATGGATTCTAGGCCGGGAGCAAGCAAGACATGGCCTATGACAATAGAGGAAGCAAAGGCTCATGTAGAAAAAGTATCTGGAACTAAAGAAGGAAAGCTATTTGAAGAGCTAGAAGAGGCTCTAAACAAATTCAACAATGGCTTGCTATTTATGTTACTAGATGCTGGCGCTATATCTCGCGACGACTTTAATAACATGATAAAAGCGTACAGCGTAGATATGGAAACGATGGATGGCTCTCTGTACTTGCCAATGTGGAGAGACAAGGGTTCGCTCTCAAACGTGCTAAACCGCAGCTCGCATGTAAACTTAGGGAAAGCGGTTAAGTACAGGAGCAAAACCGGCAGCGTTGCTCCTGTCATAAGTCCGCTACAGTCAACAATACAAAGAGCAATTGAATTTTACAGCACAGCGAACAGTGTTCAACTTCAGCAAATATTTCTACGCGAATTAGAAGCAGCTGAAGGCACTGCTAAGTTTGCGCAGCGTGTAAGGCCAATGAGGGGATTGCTTTCCAAGCAGCGTCTAATAGACATCTTGAAGCAGCTTGAAAAGAAGGGAGTCATTGAAGAAGACTGGATGAAGCTAATAGCAGCTGCGCATGAAATAAGAGAAATGATGGAGGTTGCCGCAGGTCTGCGGTCGGGAAGATACGGCAAGACAGACTTCAAAGAAGCACTGGACAAGCGTTTTCTTAATGCGTTCATGGAGCAGGCTAGAGCGTATTTCGGCAGAGAAAGCGGGAAGTACACAAACGCAGATGTACTGGACATGCTTACGAATATACCGAGCGGCGCGACTGTTCTTATGACATTCGGTCCTAGCATTAAAAAGACGATGAAGGACGCGGAAAATTTAGTCATATTCAACAAAGATGGAAAGCAAGAGCTTGTCTACCTCGACCCACCGATGATGCGTGCCTTGCAAGGTGGAACAATAGGAACTGGTGCATTTATGCGAGCTGTAGCAAAGCCGACAAAAGCATACAAGCTCGGTGCTACAACTTGGAGTACAGCGTTTGGTATGCGTCAGATACCGATGGACTACATAACTAACTTCTTCCAGTCGCGTTATCAGGGAATAGAAAGACTGTGGGCGCCTCTCATGTATTCATCTGCGTTTGCTTTGTCAACGCTCACTGGAGGCAACAGGGATGTTTCTGGAAATTTGGCACGATCATTATTCCGCCAGTATGGTGGAGAAATAATGCACGAATTGACGCCGAATCAAAAAGGTGCAAGAAACCTACTTGCGCAATCTTTGAAGAAAAAGAGTTTCGGTTTACGAAGTTTTGCCTCACCAATTAAAGGCAGCTTGAAGTGGATTCAGCAAATGATTGCGTTTAGCGATGTTGGTCCCAGATATGCCGAGTTCATCGCGTATATTCGCGAGCAAGGCTACAAAGTAAACGGCCTGACCGGAAAAATCACAGACGCATCAGGAATCGAGGTTTATCCAACGCGAGACGAGGTTCTAGGTGCGATCAATGCAGCACGCGAAGTCACCTACAACTTCAACAGAATGGGTACTTGGACGCCAGCAGGTGAGGCTTTTATTCCGTTTATAAATGCAAAACTTGAGGGTGTAGACAAGATGGCTAGGACTCTTGGCAACCTAGCTCTCGTCGGAAAGTCTGTAATTACAAACGACACAGCAACTCTAAGCCGAGCGCAAAAAAATCAAGCGTTGTATACAGCTACGGGAAGCATGTTCATGATCGGAATAGGCTATCTGTGGATGATGGCACACGGAGATGATGATGATGAGGAACAAGAGAAGCCAATCTATCAGAGAGGCAGAGGCTGGAGTCTAAATGGAGAAAAAGGAGTTCAGGCTTTTTGGATTCCTAACAGTCGCGAGTGGGCAATAATGCAAAACATTGGAGAGATAATTGCCATGACACAGCTTGAGGCACAGGGAAGCAAAACAGCTGGAGTTGTGAGCGAAAAAGAAGAAGACATGCGTTACTACCTAAAGGAAGACTGGACTGACCACATAGAACCTAGATCTACGCAAATGAAGATGGTCCTTGAGTCATTAAAGATGACGCTTGGCGATCCCCGCACCGGATTCGGAATAATGGATAGCGGTCCATACGCAACGGCTTTTCAGCACCTTCTGAACTACGACATGTTTAGAGGCACATACATTGAGCCGCAGTACATGGAGGAGCAGAACCTTCCGGACAGTGAAAGGTATGGTGCATACACAACAGAAACAGCAAAGAAGATTGGCAAGATAACCGGAAAGTTTGGCATAAGCCCTCTTGAGGTAGACTTCTACCTCAACAACCTTTCTGGTGGTGCAGCATCGAGAAGTATAAAGACATCTGAGCGTGTTCTCTTGGAACAAGATTATTTCAATATTAAAAACATGCCTTTTGTGAGCGGCATTTATACCGATCGTCACATGAAGCGATCAGTTGAAGATCTTTACGATATGGAAGATTGGTTATCCAGAGCATACGAGGAGAAAAGGGCAGGGCTTGACAATGAAAGCTGGACAGAAAAACACGATGTCTACAGGGAGGATATTCAAACAGCGAAAAAGCTGATTGTCGAGTTAATTAAATCTGGAGTAGATGTCAGCGATGACGAACGAGTAGACATTGGCAGGATGCAAGTCGGACTTGCTAGAGAAGCTCTAGGAAGAAACGAAATTACATCAAACGTCTCAGCTTGGAATCTTCGTAAAGACGAAATGCCAGAATCTACTACAAAAGAAAATGAATCTGGAGAGAGTTTTTGGAATCTTTTAGTGCAAACAGCAAGGTCAAAGATCAACAGCACTACGCCATCTGCTGTTACTAAGGATTTTTATGCAAACGGGCTTACTGCTGAGCAAGAAACCGAGCGTCGTGCAAAAGTCGCGGAACATGCAAAGGAATGGTTGCGCAAGCACGCAAACAGCCCAGCAGTTTTAGAGGCATACAAAAAGCCAGCGACGAAAGCGGTTCGTCCGAAGAAAAAAGGTTTTCGTCCTATTTAATTGCAAATCTCTTGACGCGATATTCTGTATCGCTAGGATCGTAAAAGCGTTGCCTTACTTTTCAACTCACTAACCGAAGCATCCAGAACGTCTTCCGATTAGTTAGTGGGGCAACGCTTTTCTCTCTCACACAATGGAGACAATTCTATGGAACAAGGTTCCGAAGAGTGGCATCTTGCGCGTATGGGCAAGCCAACTGGCAGTAACTTTGCAAAAGTTCTCGGAAGTAAAACAGTGAGATCCGGATACCTAGATGACCTGATCTGTCAAAGGCTTACCAATGATAGAGGTCCGGATGCTCGATCCAAAGCAATAGACTGGGGGCATCAGCATGAACCAATAGCAAGAGACTTGTACTGCTCGACGAGACTGTGTGTCGTTGAGGAAACTGGTTTTATCATGCACGATGAACTCAATGCGGGATGCAGCGTGGATGGTTTGGTTGATCCAGACGGGATCATTGAGATCAAGTGTCCTTACAACAGCAAGAATCACTTGCAAACGATTGAAAGCAACAAAGTTCCGTCGCAGTACGTTGCTCAAGTGCAAGGAAACATGTTTATTACGGGTCGCAAGTGGTGTGACTACATTAGCTACGATCCGAGATTCCCTGAAAAGCTACAGCTTTTTGTAATTCGCGTGGATGCGGACGAAGAGTATCACGAAAAACTGCAAGAACAGCTTGTGAATTTTTGCGATGAGATTGAACAGCGTTTGGAAGTTATTAACAACACTCACGGAGATAAGTGATGAAAAAAGAAGATGGGCAAAAAAAGATGTTTATTTGGGACAGCGAAAAGCATACACCTGCCGCTGAAACCCACAGAGTCAACAGGCGTGGCGGTTTCACAGCTGTAAATCATCAGTATCAAATGATGCGAGGGACTAAGCTATGGGGTCCATACGGCGAGAAGTGGGGGATGGACATTATCTCTATGAAATTTATCGGGGACGAAAACACCAGCTTGCTGCTACATTGCAAGTTCTTCTATCCGTCACCGACTACAGGAGAGAGATGCGAGTTTGAAGTTCTCAATGACTGGCCGTTCAAGCCAAACGATGACTCTGCAAAGAAAGCATTGACTAACACTCGCAGCAAAGCTCTGTCCATGCTCGGGTTTTCTGCTGACGTTTATCATGGATACCACGACGATCAGCAGTATCTCAAAGACGAAGGCGTAAGAACTAATCCAGAAGTAATTCAACAGCGAATTGAAGCGATTAGAAAGACAGGCACACTTGACGACTGCAATCGTGCTGCTGCTTGGGCAAACAAAGCAATAAGCAATGGTACTATCTCGCAAGAAACTGCTGCAATTCTCGCTCAGGCTTGTGCCGAACGCAAAGCTGCACTCAACAAGACGGGGAAGCGAAATGGATAAGAATGTAATTCAGGTGTGTTACAAACACTGTCCAGACATCTGGAAGGAATATGAAGGCATGACGCACGAAAATGCAGCTGTAGCATTTGCAAAGAAACTTTACACGATGGTTGAACGTCGTCCGCAAACCTATGAGATGGAAACTCGATGGAAGGGTACAGAGTCGCCTGTGTTTAAGATCGATGTTATTTTTGATGACGAGCCAAGCAAAGTGATAATGAGGAGATAGCATGGCGGGAAGGAGGGACTATCAAGAAAGAGCAAGGATCGCTCTCAGGGATGCAATCAATGCAGGCCATAGAAAAATACTCCTTGTCGGTCCAACCGGATGCGGCAAGGGGTACATGAGCAGCGATCTAATCCAAGGTTGTGCAGAAAAAGAAAACGACAGTGTTTTCTTTGCAGATCAAAGAGAGTTAATCATACAAGTCAAAAAGCACTTGGATTCAAGGGGGATTTACTCAAATGTCGTAATGCGTGGTATCAATAACGAGTACGATTCATACGAGGCAGACGTACAAAGTAGATTCGTAAACCTTGTGGCAAAAGACACGATATGGTCTAGGGCATATCGTCAAACAAAGCTCGCACTTCCGCCAGCGTCTTTTGTTCAAGTAGACGAAGCACACAAAAGTCTAAGCCGAACATGGAGGACTATTCTCAATGACTACCACAAAGCTGGTTCTATAATAGTCGGATGGACAGCTACTCCGTGTCGATCTGATGGAAGAAACTTGGGAGAGTTCTGGGAACACCTTATACAAGTTGCAACATATAAAGAATTGCAAGATGAGGGTTTCTTGGTTCCATGCGAAGTTTTCGCTCCATCGTCTCCAGACCTTAAAGGGATAAGGAGAAGCGGTGGCGATTATTCCATGAAAGATGCAGATGATCGCATCGGACGCGATGGAATGATCGGCAACATGATCCAAGAGTGGAAAAAAAGATCTGATGGAAGGCAAACAGTTTTGTTTGCTTGTACTGTCCGTCACAGCTTAGCCTGTGCAGAAAAGTTTGAACGTCTTGGCGTAAAGTGTGCGCACATCGATGGAAAGATGCAGCAATCACAACGCGACGAGATAATGGAAGCTGCTAGAGCTGGTGACATACAGGTATTGTGTAGCGTCGGATGCTTAACGACCGGCGTTGATATTCCTGCGTTAAAGTACGCGATCTGTGCCAGACCAACAAAGAGTTTCAGTCTATGGAGACAGATGTGCGGACGAATACAACGACCGCATGATGGACATGAAGTCTGTGTCGTGCAAGATCATAGCGACAACTGCTTGGCTTTTGGCTATCCGGATGAAGATGTTGAATGGTCGCTAATAAGCAGCGACCCGATACATCTAACTCATGCGAAAAAGCAGGTGAATGAAAAGAAAGAACCGAGGAAATGCCCTAGCTGCAATCTCGTTTTGTCGGCTCCTTTGTGTCGTTGTGGTTACAAGCTGCCTCCAATGAAGAACAAAGATGTTCACATGAAAAAAGGCAAGCTGGAGAGGCTTAACAGAAAGAACGCAAAGCTGACGAAAGCTCAGGAAAAGCAGGACTTCTGGAATAAGTGTCTTGGGTGGGCGATAGGAACCGAAAAGAAAGTTGGCGCAGCTGCTCACAGATACAAACAAAAGTACGGTGTGTTTCCGGGCAGCGATATTAAAAATGTTCCGCAAGGCAAGACTGAGTGGAACATGACTGGCAAGCAATTTTACAGGAGACTAGGAAGTGAAGACAAACAGTAGGCGAGACTTAGAGCTGATTCTATTCGGAATGGCATTACACAACCAAACACGCGCTGAGTTGCTAAAAGAGGTGATGCCTTTTTTGCTGTCCAGCGAGTTCAAGGATTTGTTTGATGCACTTGCAGGGCAAAAGCCAGCTTCTATCATTCAGTCATGGCTTGAAAGTCGTGGAGTTGTTATTGAGAAAGGCCAGACTGCAAAAGACAGCATTGTGCGTCAAATACATGCGTCAAATGCTGAAAGTGAATTAAAGCGAAAAGTGGTCGCACTTGAATCAGCAATTAAACTGGGAACTGCTGAGCAGGTAGTGGACAAAATTAAGTCACTGCTTGAGTCGGCTGAAAACTGGAGAGACATGCGTGCTTAAAATTTATTTGGAGCTGCCTCCTTCAGAGCTAAGTCCCAACAAGCGTTCTCACTGGGCAAAGAAAGCTAGAAGGGTAAAGGAATATCGCAAGCACGCTAAAGAAGCTGCTCTTGCGAGTTGCTACGATCAAGGAATTGACGAAAAGTTTGTCACACCTGTTGTGCAGATCTGCTACTACAACGCGAGGAACATAAAGCCAGATGCTGACAATATCCTAGCTTCGCTCAAGAGTGCCTTTGATGGTTTTACCGATGCAGAGATATGGGATGATGATAGGTTTTGCTTTTACTTTCCGGTCAGGCGTTATTGCGACAGAGAGCGACCGCGAGTAGAAATCACAATCACAGAGAAGTTACCGAAGAACTACAAAAAGATTTTAGAGAACATCATGCGGGACAAATGTTAGTTCTGCCTTAGTGCAAGTGAGGCAATTGCGCTAAGTTTGTAAGCCTCAAGAAAGGAAAAAAGATGGCTAGTTTTAATCGCGTTATTCTGGCGGGTAATGTCACGCGAGATATTGAATTGCGGCAAGTAGGAGCTGGAACATCCGTTTGTGATGTCGGCATGGCAGTAAATGACAGAAAGAAAAGTGGAGACGAATGGGTAGAAGAAACGACCTTCGTTGACGTTACGTTGTGGGGCAGGACTGCTGAGATAGCATCGCAGTATTTACAGAAAGGTTCTCCAATTTTGATTGAAGGAAAGTTGAAAATGGATAGCTGGGAAGATAAAGATAGTGGTGCAAAGCGTTCAAAGCTGAAGGTTGTTGGCGAGCGTATGCAGTTACTTGGTAGAGGTGGTGGTGGTGATTCCCCAACTCCGACCAAACAACATAGCCAGTACAAGGACGATGATCTGTCGCCTTTTTAATGCGTAGGCAATCAAAGAAATTTCAAGAGCGGTCAAAGCAAGCGAAGTCCACTAGAGACGCTTTGATCGCTAATGCCGGTAGTTGCATGATTTGCGGTGCAAGTCCTCGTAAGCCGGTCCATTCTTTCGCAGAACTTAACCAGTTATGCTGCCACGAAATTGCTGGCGGCCCTCTTCGGCAAAAATTCCTTGATCTCCCTTTCGGAATACTGGTTCTTTGTTATTTCTGCAATCAGTATGAGGTTGAGGACAAGGGCAAGTGGCCTCAATCTCGTCAATTAGCAGTATTGCTAAAGAAAAGCCCTGAAAACTACGATCTTGCGGCGTTTAACCATGCAGTGAATCCAAATGCACCGAAACGCATTGAGCAATACGAGGTTGATAAATGGATAGATCGAGATGGCTAAAAAGTATTTTTCGCGTTTTTTGTATTGGCGTTGCAGATACAGCTTTGGACAATAACAAGATGAAAGAGCCGAAAGTAAATTACGTCAAAACAGCAAAACTCGTGAAGGTCGTCGATGGCGATACTTTGCGAGTCGTTATTGACTTAGGTTGGAATGTAAAGCTACAAGCCGATGTTCGGCTATCTCGTGTAAACACTCCAGAATC